ATGAATAAAAAACTATTAACAAAAACATTGATAGCAAGTGCTTTAGTTTTAACAACAGTAGGTTCAGGTTTTCATTCTTCTTCAAATTATAATGGTATTAATAATGTTGCAAAAGCTGAGCAAACGACAGATAACGAATTGTGGAAAAATGTAAGAGACGCTTTAAAAGACGCGAATATTATCGATAAAACAGATAATGAAAATGTCAAAGTGACTTATAAATTAGAAAATGGCGGTGAAAGCAGTATTGAAGGTACCGCCAATTTAAATGAACTTAGTAATTCTAATAACAAACCGATCAATAGCGGTAGTGTAAAAAGCATTGATTTGTCAAGAAAAAATCCCAATGGAGATAGATTTGACGCAAATGATGCATGGAAAAAATTAACTGATAAATTAAAAGAAAAGCAGATTGTGAAAGACGGTGATACAGTAACTATTCATAGTAAAGACGAAAAAGACCCTAAAATCTCAGCTAAAGTCGGTGAAAACTATAATGATAACAAACGATTGATGTTGTTTAAAAAGGACATAGATAAAATAACTATAAACTAGTTATAGATAAAGACAGGTTACTTTTAATGTAACTTGTCTTTTTTTAAGAGGCAGTATCTCAAATATTAATTTATAATTTCTAAATCTATATCTATACTTTATCTATTTCTATATACACACTCATCGCTTACTGCAACACAGGGCGTTTCTCAGCGTCTTAAAACGCAAAAAACGCCACTCGTAAGTGACGTTTGAAAAGATATATTTAACTTACCCGTATGCTAATTAATAAAATACCGACTAATACAATGCTTTTTGCTATTAGTAACTGATTGATAGGTTGTAATCATCATTTTATCTTTATTCATTTTACCATGCTGACTTGGTAAAACTAAATGTTGTGGATCAATACAAACTATTTTTATTTCGTTATCAATCAAATCGTAATACCAATATACTCTTAAGCCCTCTTGAACATCAAGTAACCCTCTAATATCTGTTTTCATTAAGCCCTTTATATTTCTAATATCTTGTTGAGTATATAAAGATAAAATTGATAACATTCTCTCATCATAATTTATATTCGTAGCTTCATCGGGGTTATTTTTGACTATGCTTATATTTTCACTGAAATGGGTTATAGCATTGATTTGATTTTGTTGTGTAAAATCAGAAATGAAATTAGTAAATTTCAGATCATTATTTTGTTTTGAATACTTTACTTCTTCATTAAAAAAACAACTTCTTTTACTTCAGCATTTCTTAACTCGATTTCTACTTTATCAGTTTCAAATTCATTTCTAGTTGGTAAAAAATCTTTATTAACTATTTCAACGTGAACGTTCTTTTTTCTTTTTTTAGAAGTAACATTACTATTAAATCTAGGCATTTACCAATCCTATATATTCCTTAATAATTAAATCGTTATTCATAATTTCTTGCTGAGTAATTTTATTTTTCCACTCTTCATCTTCATGAGAACGTTCTACTAAACCAAAATCACTAATTTTTAAAGTATTCTTAATAATTTCTCTCAAATATTCTGTAATTTCCTGCTGCATTGTTTTATCTTCTATTTCAAAATTACTCATTGAAAAGTCTATGTCATTATAGCCAAGACTATATTTATTGTTCTTATATACGTCTCGAATAACAGGGCCGTATTGCCAAGCTTCAAATTGAGCGTCAAATAAATATTCAGGCAAGTTTAAACTTTCGCTTTTTGTAACTTCATATTCTTTACTTTTAGATAGTTGCCCATATGAAGCACCATAATATGCAAATAAAAAGTATAATGTTTTTGTAGTCTTAAAGGAGAAATGTTTTTTATTTCTTCTTTCATTAAACCAATTATATTTTCAACTGTTGTCAGGTATTTTTGCTCAGCCATGATAAACTCCTCCATAATCAACACATCATATTGAACATAAAAATAACAGTGACTATACACTGTCACTGTGTATACTTTCTATAATTGGTACACAAAAACAGTATATATCTTTGTGTGTATTCGCTAAGATGTGTTACGCATTTGCAACTCTTATTTATAAGATAGAGCATTTCAACATTTTTTACCATACATCCACTCAAATTTGTCAACTTAATCTGAAATTGCGGAAAGAATTTAGATAAAATAAACCACCACCTATTTGAAGGTAATGGTTTCACATTAATCCTCTAACGGAATATCATCAACAATCATTGTTCTATTAGGATAGTTATCATTTATTTTATCTAGTGTTCTCTGTTTATCTTCTTCATCTTCTTCGTCCCATTCACCAATATTTATAATTACCGGAGTGTCAGCAGTGAACTCTTTTTTCTCAGTAAACAGTTTATGATATTTCCCAAGCATATCACGAGCTCTTAAACGGTCACTTGGTTTTATAGGTATTTCTATAAGTTCAACATATTCATTATACACTAACTGAATTTTACCGTTCTGTGGGTTTTCTTTATATTCACCACGCTTAACAATAACTTCCTTTGTTTCTGTCTCGTCACCGACAGCTGAATTTGTTAATAAATGCAATAACTCATTAGCACTTAATATACTTTCGTCTATCACTTTTTTCTTTTGTTCTTGAATATATTCATTAATATGTTTTTTCTTTAATAATCGACTTCCCGTAACGTGTGCTGTCTTAGGCGAATATCCGGCTGTTATAGCGCTTTGTGTAACATTTAATGTTCTTATATACTCATTCACAAAACGCTCTTGTTTAGGCGTTAATTTAGGCATATTTATTCACTTCTCTCTGTTAAAATAAGCCCACCCAATCATTTGAGTGAGCAATGCGTTTATTAAATGTTAAATGGTTGAATAATATTTACATTCCCTATAAATTCTACAGGTTGAATGTTATTCTCTCTTTTCAATCGATCAATATATTGTGTTAAGGTTCTTTGTTTAGCACTGTACTCGTCGTTATAACCTAAAAGTTTATCCTTAGCGTCTTTAAGTTGTTGATTGAGTGTTTCGTATCGCTTTAAATCATCTTGATACGTTTCATTGTATTCATCACTTAATTCATCCGCGACATCTTGCATGTTTTCACAGTTTTTAATGACAACTTTTTTGAATGACTGTTTCATAACCATTAAACGTTTACTTTTAGCTCTATAATCAGATTCTAATTTTTCTATTTTTGTATAAAGTTTGTCAGCTTTTTCTACTTCGCCATTAATCACTAAATCTTGATACTCTTGATTGATATCATCTAGTTGTTTGCCCTCATTTTTAACTTCTGCGTCTAGGTTTTTAATCTCTTTTCGGTAATCCTCAATGTTAGTTTTATATTTTTCAATTTGATCTAATGTTTTCAATGGTATGCCTCCTATTTAAATAACTCTCTATTTTTCGCAATTGCATTTTGTCTAGTTACATCATCTTTTATATCCAAGATTTTTTGACGTTTTTCACGATTTGCTTCTTCATTATTTTGTTTTGATTCTTTACTGTCTTGTTTTATGTTTTTATTTTGTCTCTCTTGATATACATATAATTTCAGCTTTTGACTTTCAGTTAGATCTAAAACTTCGCTTAATTCTTCGTACTGATTTGCTTTCATATAATATACTCCTTTAAACTTCAATTCGTTTCAAAGCTTCATAGCGTTTCATACTGCCATCAGCTAACTTTTTAATACTAATCATTGCTTGTTGCTTCTCTTGTTCCGTTGTAATAATGTAATAACCACGTTCATTACGTTTATAACTACACCCTATAGGATAGGCATAATCATAAACTAATGAATTGATCACCTTTCTTAACCATCGTTCATTACTCGAATTATATTCATATCCCAATTGATTTAAGATTTTGGTTTTAGTAATATATTTCTTAGACGTATTTCTTATCACATTGAGTACTTGGCGGTGTTCATCGGGTAAGTTGTACGTCTTTTCTTTTTCTGCTACTTTCCCCATCTGTTTCACCTCACTTCACATTTACTTTATACATCTATTATACTAAATTTGCACGATTATAACAAACTAATGTTCGCTATTTGAATTTATTTAACTTACTATTAACATACGTCAAACTATTGTAATAAAAGCTTTAACAAACACTTTTTCAGTTATATATAGAAATATCACGAAAAGAACTAATGTTCGCTTTCACAAACTCGCACACCCTAGTGTATTTCTACAATAGTTAACATTTATTAGCTAAATGAAGAAGTCACACAAGAGTATGTGACCTCTTTTTATTACTATTTACTCAAACTGTAATAAGATGATTTCAATTCACTCAACTTACGCTCTAACGCCTTATAATCATCTAGTGTGGCATTCTCATCTTGTACAAATGCAGTAACTAATTTTAATCCTTCAACTAGCTCACTTGCAGGTTCATTAATTCCGGTAGCTAACTGATACAACACTTCAATATTCGCTACCACATCTGTATTAGTTGATTGAATACCCTCAAGTGTATCAGTATCAAATCCATTTTCTAAGTACTCAAACACATCACTATTATTTGATTCTGCATAAGTTTCTAGCCCATACATAAAATACTCATCTTCAAACAAATGACTAGCCATCATATCGCTAATAGAAAGCTGTTTACCATCATATAACTCATAACCTACATAATGCCCCTCTACGCTTCTTATAAGCCCCTCAGTGTGATTAGGCGACGCTAATTCAAATGATTGCCTTACTTTACAATCTTTAATATATACATGACCGAATAACTTCCCATTCATCATCACGTATGCCATATCAAATGGATCATTGTATAACTTAAAGCAACACGGTTGCACTTTACTACGTTCTAATAATCCCGTGTAGTACCTTAGCAACGTGCCTGCTCGTGTTTCAAATTGGTTTACAATAGTTTCTATGTTCATTTGATTTTCTCCTCTTTATTTATTCTTAATACCATAGGCACCCATGAGGGCACGTCCGTTTGTTGTCCATCTTCTGGATAACAAATAGCTAATGGTAAGTTAGGAACTCTACCATCCAACAAATAACGCATTACAAAACTACCTCTATACACTAAATCAAGTTGTTCACTTTTAACTAATTCAATCAGCGCAAACATTGTAATTTTGTTCCATCCACTCCAAAACACAATATTCTCATCCTTATCGTGTGTGATACTAGTTCTCCCTATATAGTTGTGATTCATTTCTTTAAACAAATCTTCTAACTGATATATCGGTATCTCCTTATATTCTTTTACATAATCGTATATATACTTTTTAAGTTGTTCTTTATCCATGTGTAACCTCCAGCATTAATTTGGTATTTTTTATTTTAAGAGGGACTAGTACCCAGTGAGTCCCCAGTGATTCTTTTACTTCGGGTACTATCAAACTCTTATCACTACGTTACTTTATGCAAAAAGTACCCATTGTACCCGTATTTTATATAATAGGAAACCTGTATTATATAAACTCTCTTACAAAAACAACTTATTTTAATTAAACACTATTAATAAACATTGGGTACTTCGGGTACTAATGACTTTAGATGCTTGATATTACTGTGTTTATTGAGTACCCGTTATACATTTATTTATGGGTACTCAACGGGTACATGCGGGTACTACTCAATAATTAGAATTAGGATTGTATGAATTGGAAAAATCAAATCCCAATTCTTTTAGTACTTCTTGCCTTATAGCAAATCCCCTATACTTTACCGTTTGATGTTTGACCTGTTTTTGTAACCTGTCTTTTTCACCTTTAATTAAATATCCTTTTTTGTCCCATTGTCCTGTGATGGTTTGCAATTCGTGTGTTAACTTCTCTTTGACTGTTTCACCTAATATACATAAATAATCACGTTTATATATAGCTTTGATGTCACCATTTTTGACTGAACTATAGCCATCACCAGCGATATTATTTCTATTTGCATCTAAATATTGTAATAGTTCCTCTAACAGTTGCTTAGGTTTATCAATTGTCTTATTGTTTTTAACCATGCTGTCATAGGCTTGTTCAATAATTTTAAAATGGTCATGTTCAAATCCATCAATATCATTCAAAACCTCACCGGTAACTTGTAGTAACGCAAAGGCACGTCCTAAACGTTGCATGATTTCATTACTACCTTTTTGATTAAAGTACCGTTGATAGCTCTCAAAAGCATTTTTATACACGTCTTTTTTAGACTCATATTGTTTAATAAATGCCAGCCCTAACGTTCCATAGTTTTCCCTAAACGACTTGCCTAATGTGGTAAAATCAAAATTATCTGGATATGGTTGATCTTGTAGTGTAACTACACGTGCTGATACACCCGCTTTTTCATCAGCCATATTTGCGATAGATGATTCACCAGTAGAAATTAAAATATTTCGCCATTCTTTTTTAGCATTTAGCGTTAAATTAATATTACTTCTCGATTTACTTTCACCACTAGAAAAGTTATATGTGGCACTGGTAACAAACTTAGGATGTGTGTTACGTGTATCATCTTTAAACATTGGAAATGAGTTCAAAAATGACGCCATTGATTCAATACTATTTTGAGTAGAACTCCATGTCGTAATAAGGTCACTGGTTCCCCAAACACTTGATACTAAGTTGAGTGTGAATGTTTTACCTGTGGATGTACTACCTGATATTTCTACAATAAAGGGTTGTAATCCAAATTCTCTTAATAAAACTGAGCCTAAAGATGCATACAACATAACCATTACCATTGGTAAATCTTTTATTTGAGCAAACACCTTTTTAGAGTAACCTTGTAGTGTTCCTTTACTTCGAAAAGAGTCTATTAACTTTTGAAACCCTTTATCATTGCTAAACAACTTGACATTGCTGTCTTTCATTACTTCTTGATAAGGATAAATAAAATAACCTTTCACATGCCCCAAACGTGTTGCAACTTTAACATTTAATGGTGGATTATACCTTTTAGATACATTAATATAGTCAACAAGTTTAGTAGATGTTGACGATGTTACATCTAGCTTTTTATTAACCAATTTCAAGAGTTGACGACTATCTGAAATTTCTTCGGCACTCACAGCTATATTTACTGGCGTTTTATTGTCATAGAAAAGCATATTAAAGCTAACTTCGTTACTCTCAATATCTTCAAAGCGTTCAGTAATTTGAGGGATTGTATTTGTGATAAAAACCTTTTTATCTGGTTCGCCTTCTTTTTTACTTGGTATAAGTTGATATAAGGCAACACCGCATTGATGATGTTCAATTTCATAGCCTTTCGGTATAATTTCTTGTAAGGCACTATCTTTTTTCTTAATTTTTTCAATTTTATCAAGTACATCACTTTTACCTTTTTCCATACAAAGCCCCTTTCTAATTGTTATAGTGTTTATTTAATATCGATTGAAAAGTGGCGTTGATTTCCTGTTCTTTCATAGGTGGTTTACATGCGAATTGTCCCCATAATAAAGCGAATGAATACACAATATAATCATTAACGTGACATCTTAATAAATGCCCAACTAAGCTAGCTAGTGCATTGTTACGATTGCCTTCGGTTGTTCCAAAGCATAACTCGCGCCAGTACTCACTATCGCGTCGGGTGTATCCTATGACATTAGGACTAGCATTTGATTGTTCATACTCCTTTAACCACTGTTCAAGCATATCAACATCCATAATTGGACAGTCATTCACTCGTTTAATAAATATGTGTCCTTTTTGAATAACTGGTAGTGCAAAACATCTACTTGGCTGATATGAACCTTCATCCACTTTATGACCAATTTTATTTGCTAATACTTTTGTATAATTACGATAATCATCTGCACTTATTCGCTCATTCAGAGGGATATATAGGCGTATTCTAGCTTGTTCAGTTCTGTGCGAGTAACTTGTGTGCCAAAACCATGCAACATTGCTTAAAGCTGAGCTGATTGCTTCATGTAATTGCTTTAAATCATTTATTTCATCATAATCAAGTACAATCACATTTCTATATATGACATTTTTATCGTTTCGATGCTTTTTGATAATTTCACCATGATCATTTGCACCGTTTTTAATATCACCGTAAACAGCAACACCACGTGCATACTTATAATTCGCTTCTATAGGTACAGACAGTTTATTAACCAACTTACTCCATTTAGGTTTTGAAAAGCTATTAAATGAACGTGAGTCTAAACTTTCATAATGTACTACTGAAACATGTGTGTCATATTCTAATTTAATTTCATTCATTTTTTGCACCTCTTAATGAAACAACAGAGCAAAGATGTTATAATAAAAATAGTTATTTTTTATTAATTACTCTGTAATTTTTAATTTCTTTGCGTCATCTGATTCTGTCGCCAAACTTACATCAGATGATGCTTTTTCTATTTCATGAAACTTATTCATTAAACCGTCTAATTCTTCCAAATAAGTAAGCATTAATTCTGTAACTTGTTCGTTGTGAATTCTATGTTCGTTATACGCTAGACCGTAATTAACCACTTCTTCTTTAGTTTTTAACGATCTCTTCGTAAATCGTCCATCTACAAACCATGTATGTGTAGTCGCTACATCTTCCAACTTTTCTTTTACTATCTCTATATTGCACATTAAATTTCTAATCTCCCAATTCATTTATAATTCCTCCACTTCAATATTTCCCACAATGTAATCTAATGCCCACTCTAACATTCCAATCACGTGTCCTTTGCGATCTGTTGTATGTTTATGTTCACCTTTTTCGTCTATGACACTATAACGGTAAACGTGTTGTGTTTCTTTCATGACATCACTTAGCGTCATTGTTACTTCATCAAGAATTAAAAATGCTTCATCTTCAAAATCTAATTCAGCAAGAATATTGAACAATCCATTATGAACTAACTTTAAAGCATATTCATAAAATGCTTTATCCTGATAATGATAGTCCTTATCGGATTGAAACTTATCTTCCTCGTATAATACTACTTCTAATATTTTAACCACTTTTGATAATTGATATTTTTGTTTGATTTCCATCTTAACTACCTACCTTTTTCTTATTTTTAATTTCTGTAATTTTTGATAAATCCATTTCTAAACACGCAACTTGAACATCTTTACTAACATCAGGAAAGTACTGTTCAAATACTTTTGGCGGTATATTTAACATTAAATTATGTTGAGTATCTTTAATGTTGTACCAGCCAACTACTGTTTTTGTAATAATCACTTGTTTTCGCACGTTGTAATCTCTCCTGTTAAATTAAATCCATAAGTTACCATCATGCCGTACACACTAAAAGCAACATACATATTCGATATTGCTAGTAATAGTATTGTTAACAATGAAACTAAGCAAATATAAGTTAAGTACATTTTCATCGCCTTGCCTCCAATAACTTTTTGATATTGACTTGTTTAAAGTCGTTATTCTGGATATTCATGTGAGCAGTAAGCTGTTCCATGAATTCATCTACATCAGACTTTTTGAATCTGTACGTAGGTCCGACCATATAATATTTCATACCATTATTAATAAGTAATTCTTCAATAGTAGGCTTACTTAAATTCAGATAGTTAGACAACTCTTTGTAAGTCATGAAATATTTCGCTTTCGCTAATTCTTCCACACGTGCATTTATAGCTTGTTCGAGTATCTCACGAGCTTCGTTTTCATCAATATTAATATTGAACATTGGTTATGTCTCCTTTCCTTCAAAGTAAAATAAATCTTTAATTTCAACTTCTAAGACATTAGCAATATTTTTTGCCAATTTAGGACTAGGCGCTTTCCTACCATTCATAATTTGGCTTAGATAAGAAATTCCAACACCTGTTTCGATAGATAAATCGGATAAATTATAACCTTTCAAAAACATAGCTTTTTTAAAAGAATTTAAGTTAATTAAAACCATCATTTTTCACCCTCTTTTTAAAAGTATATAGTAATTTTTTTACCATCATATTGGTAATAATTAAAGTTTATATTTCTTTTTAAAAAATGTCAATTATTTTTTCACAATTTTCATTGAGTTTTTTACCAACATATGATAAATTCCGAAGTGTATAGTGAATTGAGGTGCTAAAATGATAAAATTTGATTTAAAAAAAGTAATGAAAGAAAAGAATAAAACCTTAAAAGAGTTATCCAGTAACACTGGATTGTCTATAAATACATTAAGTTTATTATCTACTGGAAAAAGTAAGGGTATACAATTCGATACTTTAGAAAAATTGTTAAAAGAACTTAGATGTAATATAAACGACTTAATAGTTTTGGATAGTGGTTTTAGAAAACTAATAATTACAGAATTTTCTGTTTCTAAAAAAAGAATATTTATTTTTAACAAATTAAATGATGACAGAATTTACAACGTTGAATGTTCTTTCAAAGAAAATGATAGCAGTATTGAAAATTCTATATTATTAACTATTTTATTTACCGAAAAACAAGTAGAGACAGCTGTTTCTGGTATATTCCCTTTTAAATTTTTGAAAAGCGGAAAATTCTATTACAAACAAACAGCTAATGGTAAAAGTAAAGAATATATAATTTTAGATTTTCAATTTGTACTTTATATCTTACAAAAAGCTTATAAAGAGAATGAAGAGTTCCAAAAAATGTTTGATTTCCACTCGCAAACTTTTTCGATAAATTTAATCCCTTATAATAATTCTTTTATTGAATTCAAAAAAACAAATGAAGAAGAATTTCTAAATGCAAATATTATTCCAGCTTTCGATTATTTAAAGCGATTGGTTTCGTTTAACGATAATGAATTAAAATTTTTATTTAACTTTTATACAGAAGAAGAAATTAGTGAAGAGCTTTTTTATAACTACAAGGCAGGTGATTAAATGGCAAGTTATGAAAAACGCGGGAATACATGGCGTTATCGTATATCACTAGGAAAAGACGCAGAAACGGGTAAATATAAATATATTTCAAACTCAGGTTTTAAACGCAAATCAGACGCTAAACATCACGCTGAAATGGTAGAACGTCAATTAAGAACCGGTGATTATATCGCACCGTCCACATCTACATTTAAACAGGTTGCTGACGATTGGCTTAAACAATATGCAAATGACGTAAAAGTGAGCAGTGTCAGAACACGCGAGAAAGCCATACATCATGCTATAGAACGCTTTAACAATAAACCAATACAAACTATCAATAAACATGAATATCAACGTTTTGTAAACGATATAAGCGCACAGTATAGCAAGAATTATGTTGATAGCATTATAGCCTCTACGAATATGATATTTAAGTACGCATATGATATGAAATTAATAAGAATATTGCCTAGCGAGGGTATTAAACGACCTAAAAAGAAAGTTAGTGTGGAAGAATTAGAAGATACTGAGATACATAAAAAGTTTCTTGAAAAAGATGAATTATTTCAATTCCTGGAGGTTGCTAAAAATCACCATTCACCCCAAAACAGCTTTGAGGTGTTTTGTACATTAGCATATACAGGCATGCGTGCAGGCGAATTGTTGGCATTGAAATGGTCTGATATAGACTTTGAGAATAACACAATCAATATTACAAAGACTTATTACAATCCGAATAACAATAAAAAGCAATTTCAAATACTTACACCAAAAACTGAAAGCTCAATCGGAAAAATTTCAGTGGATCCTCATGTGATTAAATTACTTAAAAATTATAAAACCGACGTGCAGGACACATGGAAAAACGAATTGTATGTAGATAATAATTTCGTTTTTACTGATGTTAACGGCTACCCCCTCGTAATTAAAAAACTACAATTATGGATAAAAGCTATACTTAAAAAGACTGACATAACTAATAAACAAATAAGCACTCATTCATTTCGTCATACTCATTGTGCGTTACTTATAGAGGCTGGTGTTCATATTAAGGAAATACAAGAACGCTTGCGCCATAAAGATATAAATACCACTATGAACATCTACGCTAAGATTACGAACTCATACAAAAAAGACGCTTCCCAAAAGTTTAGTAAACTCATGGAAAACGTCTCAAAAGATTTATTTTAAAATTTATATGCCCAAATTATGACCATTAAAGATTGAAAACGCTACTACAGCAGTGTTCAATGGTCTTTTTACATCATACCTGGCATGCCGCCGCCCATTGGTGGTTGGTTATTGCTTTCAGGTTCAGGAATATTAGCTACAACTGCTTCTGTTGTTAAGAACATTGCTGCAACACTTGCTGCATGTTGTAAAGCTGAACGCGTTACTTTTGTTGGATCAACAATACCAGCTTCTAACATATTTACCCATTCGTTAGTAGCAGCGTTAAATCCAACACCAGAGTCCGCATGTTTTAAACGTTCAACGATGATTGAACCTTCTAGTCCTGCATTTTCTGCGATTTGTCTAACCGGTGCTGTTAATGCTTTTAAGACGATATTGATACCAGTCTCTACATCACCTTCTGCTTGAATATCGCTCACTTTTTTATAGATATTAACTAGTGCTGTACCACCACCAGCAACAATACCTTCTTCTACAGCTGCGCGAGTTGAGTTTAAAGCATCTTCAATACGCAATTTACGCTCTTTTAATTCTGTCTCAGAAGCTGCGCCAACTTTAATTACTGCAACGCCCCCAGCTAATTTTGCAAGACGTTCTTGTAATTTTTCTTTATCAAAGTCTGAGTCAGTTTCTTCAATTTGTGCTTTAATTTGACTAACACGTGCATCGATATTGTTATTGTCTCCATCACCATCAACAATCGTTGTATTATCTTTCGTTACTTCAACTTTATTGGCACTACCTAACATATCCATCGTTGCATCTTTAAGTTCTAAACCTAAGTCATCAGTAATCACTTGTGCACCTGTCAAAATAGCTAAATCTTCTAACATAGCTTTACGACGGTCACCAAAGCCTGGTGCTTTAACAGCAACTGCAGTGAATGTTCCACGCATGCGGTTTAGAACGATATTAGTTAATGCATCACCTTCTACTTCATCAGCAACAATTAATATTGGTCGACTAGATTGAACGACTTGTTCTAGTAAAGGTAAAATATCTTGGAATGAAGATATTTTTTTATCTGTAACTAATATATATGGACGTTCTAATTCTGCAGTCATTTTATCTGAATCCGTAACCATATATGGTGATTGGTAACCTCTATCAAATTGCATACCTTCTACAACTTCAAGTTCAGTATTGAAACCACTAGATTCTTCAATAGTTATTACGCCATCATTACCTACTTTATCCATAGCTTCTGAAATATATTGTCCAATCTCTTCATCTGCTGCAGAAATAGCCCCAACTTGTGCAATTTCATTTTTATTTTCAACTTTTTGTGATATATCATGTAATGCTTCGATAGCTACTTTAACTGCTTTATCAATACCTTGACGTAAGCCAACTGGATTTGCACCACTCGTTACGTTTTTAAGTCCTTCTTGAATCATTGCTTGTGCTAGCACTGTAGCAGTTGTTGTTCCATCCCCAGCAATTTCATTTGTTTTATTAGCTACCTCTTGAACTAATTTTGCCCCCATGTTTTCATATGAATCTTCAAGTTCAATTTCTTTTGCGATTGTCACACCATCATTAGTAATAAGTGGTGCAGCATATTCTTTATCTAAAACAACGTTACGTCCTTTGGGTCCTATTGTTACTTTAACTGCATTTGCTAATTTATCCACACCACGTAACATTGCTTGACGTGCGTCTTCTGAAAATTTAAGATCTTTTGCCAT